TGATTATTTAAATGATAATATTTTTACTTTAGAATCTTATGACTTAGACCCCGAACAATATGTGATAATTGATAAACCAATGATGAATATGATAGCTTCAGATGAGTCTAATTATTATATTGAAGGTTTAAGTGATGATGAAGTCTTAGAGATGTATGGTAACGATGAGGAATATGAAACCCTTGAAGAAGAAATTGATGAAATAGATAGTGGTATCGAGGAATTGTCTGTTAGAATAATGATAGCTGATTCAGAAGAAATGGAGGAGGTTGTAAATCGATTAACTTCTGAAATGGAGGTGTTGGAAAGTGAAAAAGAAGACATAGAAAGACTTAAATATGAATTAATTGAATCATCTAAACTTAAAGCCACTGAGGATTATCATGATGAAATCGAAAAAGATATAACACGAAGTCCTATTAACTATTTCATTGAAACTGGTGCATATAATAGTGTTGACGAAGTAATTACTGGTTTGGGTTTGAAGTTTAATAATTTGGAAGCTGCTAAAGACATCGCTTCACAAGGTGATTTTAGTCCACTAAACCAGTTTAGTGATGGTTATTGTACGGAATATTTTGATGGTGAGGATTACATTGTGTTCACAGACGACATTTGATTATCAGGAATAAACCAATTAGGGATATCACGTTTATCCCATACACAGAAACTACTTTTTTCTTTAATGTAATAGTTACGATAAGCCTCAACCGTATCATCTAACTTACAATCATCAGGCATTGCCTGTGGTGGGTCTGTGAACGGAATTTTAGGTAACTGAGGTTCATTGTCACGACACCATTCGATAATTGCCTGTGACTTGTGTATCTTACCATATCGATGAGTGTATTCATAAGACAACTCTAACCCTAAGTCACATAACCAACGATAGTTATTTATTGATTGTCTTGTCCATATTGTGGATGGATGGTTTTTATGTGTTAATCGATATGGTGCCTCTGTACCAAATAACCATTGTGTTGCACATAACAATTGAGCCGTTTCCAATATCATCTTAACAACATGTTTGTTACAATGATATTCAGCACATTTTTTTGTTTCCCTATCTAAATAAAATATATTCATAATATTACACTGTTTAAAAACTCATCTATACTTATTTCAATACCTTTTTCGATAGAGTGAGGTTTAACATCCCAGCCAGTCTTAATATATGGTACATTTGTCGTTAACACAAAGGTTAAATAAACCTTATTACCCAGTCCACTAATATTTTCATTACTAAACCAATTAACATATGAATTATAACAATCCCCATGTGTCGACCAACCCTCACCAACTAAATTATTTATCTTACTCCTAACTGAAGGTTCGTAAAACCCAGTAGTAGTGGTATCAATACTATATTCGGTATCATATTTTAATTCAAAAAATACCATATCACTAACCCAATTAAAATCACCCATATTAATTAATTTTTATCAAATATAGGGTTTATTAATCGTTTAACCAAATTTATATTGATAATTATGGAGGATAAACAAAAAGAACAAGTAGAACACCCGAAACACTATAATGTTGGGATTGAGGTGTGGGATTATACGTCATCACATAAATTAGACTTTTTAGAGGGTAATGTGGTAAAGTATGTTACAAGATGGAGACATAAAAACGGAATACAGGACCTATATAAGTGTCGTGAGTATTTGGATAAATTAATCGAGGTGAATAAAGGGTAAATGTGTGGATATTTATTAATAAAATAAAAGATGACATACATTCTACCAAAAAATTTATTAAAAGAGTCTGGTATACGAAACATACGGGAGTTATCCAAAAGATATAAAAAAGCTAAGATTTATTTTCACCAAGATTTAGATGGTGTAACAACAGCTTTAGGTATGAAATACTATTTAGAGAATAATGGTGTTAAAGTGGTTGATGCTGAAACTATTCAATATGGTGATACCGAATTTTCAGTTAAAAAACCAGACGCTAGTGGTGAGGTGATGCCAGTTTTAGTGGATTTCGCACACGGAAAACCAATGTTTGTAATACACACAGACCACCACGATTCACAAGTGGGGGTTGAAAAGGATACATCAACATCATTTAAACAATCAAGGTCAAATGTTGAAACGGTTTCACAAATTTTATCACCCTCTGACATATTCCCATCGGACGATATTAAAATGATATCAACGGTTGATTCAGCTGATTTCGTTAGTATGGGTGTGACAGTTGATGACGTTATGAGTTTTGTGTTTAGTAATAAAACAAATGAAGTTGTTAATGGTTCATCTGTGATAAAAAAATTCATTTCATGGGTTAAGACCAATTTAGGAAAAAAACCTAAATTAAATAATGAATTTCAGGTTAGTGGAAGAAAAAAAATAATGTCTTTAGTAACAAATAAATTACTTTTAGCTTACAAAAACAAACCTAAGTTCTTAGAAAGGTTAGTTTTGGAATCAACTCCATCGTTAGTAAATATTTATGTTAATATTCTTAAAATGGCTAAGGAAAGTGGTTACGCCACACCTGAGGAAATGACAAAACACCAAACAGACTATACACAAGCACAAAAAAGTAGTGATAATGTTAAATATGACGAAGATTATGGGATTATCACACAATATGGTGGTGGTTCAATGTTCAAACCTGGTTCGTATGATAGATACACACCGTTTAAAAACAACCCTGACGCTAATTTCATTGTTTTAGTGTGGCCAATGGGTCTTATGCAATCAAGTTGTAACCCATTTCAAACAAATAGGTCACTAAAAGGTGTTAACCTTGGTGATATTGCTCAAGAAGTCTTAATAAAATTCAAAGAAGAGTTACAAAATGTCACATTAACCTTCGATACAATCAAATATTTCTCGGAAAAACATAAATCATTCACAGAAGATAGTGTTGGTTTTGCTTATAGTGATATGGTTGCGTTATTTAACGATACCGATGGTGGTATTAAAGGTTTGGGTGAAACACCTAAGGGTTCTTCATCTGAATACACCGTAGAACGATGGCAGGCAGCAATTAAAAAGATTATGAGTAAACCATATAGCTCATTAAGTGATAAAGAAGTGAAAGCACTTAAATTACTATCACTTAATGGTTGGGATATGATTCAATCACAGTCAGGTGGTCATAAATGTATAACAAACATATCAGGGTTTATGTATTTTGGTAAAAAGGGTGTTCCATTTATGAAAAAAATAGCTCGTGAGTTCTATAATGAACTTAAAAGACGAATTGATGTCGATAAAGATGTTGATTTAGCTAGTGAAGATTAAATAAAACTATAAAGCATAAAAAACCCCTACCATAAATTGGTAGGGGTTTTGTTTTTACTTCTCGATAGGTTCGGGTTTAATAATTTCGACTGTTACATCGTCTTTTTTATAACCAACCTTGATTATGTCACCTTCTTCAGCGTCACCTTCAAGTAACCTTTCAGCGATTGGGTCTTCGATGAATTTTTGGATAGCTCTGTTAAGAGGTCTAGCTCCATATTTTTCGTCGTAACCAACCTCAGCGATGTGTTCTTTCAACCTCGGTGTGATTTTAACTGAATAACCTAAATCAGCTATTCTATTAGTTAAATCTTTAAGTGGTAACTCAACCATTTTCTTAATATCCTCTTTTGTGAGGGAATTAAAAACAATAATCTCATCTAATCGATTTAAGAATTCAGGTGCGAATGATTTTTTTAATGATTCTTGGATAATATCATTAGTTAATATATCCTGAGTCTCAATCTTCGTCTTAGTCCCAAAACCAACACCAGTCCCAAAGTCTTGTAACTTTCTAGCTCCAATGTTTGATGTCATGATTATCATGGTGTTCTTAAAGTTCACCTTTCTACCCAATGAGTCAGTTAAGTGACCCTCATCTAACAATTGAAGTAAGATGTTAAACACATCAGGGTGTGCTTTTTCAATCTCATCCAATAAAATCACTGAATATGGTTTTCTTCTAACTTTTTCAGTTAATTGTCCACCTTCTTCATACCCAACGTATCCCGGAGGTGCTCCAACTAACTTAGATACAGCGTGTTTCTCCATGTATTCAGACATATCAATTCTAATTAATGAATCAGTCGTCCCAAATACGTTCTCAGCTAACATCTTAGTCAAATGTGTTTTACCCACACCTGTTGGACCTAAGAACATGAAAGTACCCATTGGTTTGTCAACCTTATTGATACCAATTCTACTCCTTTTAATTGCTTTAGAGATTTGAGTGATAGCGTCATCTTGACCGAGTACTTTAGTTTTCAACTCTTTTTCCATGTTGATTAACTTTTGGATTTCATCTTTACCAACCTTAGTTACAGGAATACCCGTAGACATAGAAACTACCTTAGCAACGTCTTCTTCTGAAATATTTTTTCTACTCTTATTAGTATCTGAATTCCATTTTTCAGTTTCAACTTCTAACTTCTCTTGAAGTTGTCTTTCTTCGTCACGAAGTCTTGCTGCTTCTTCATATTTCTGTGATTTAACAACAGCAACTTTTTTATGACCAATTTCAACAATTTCTTGTTCTAAATCCAAAATCACTTTTGGTGGTTTAGCGTGAACTTGTGCTCTAGCACCAACTTCATCCAAGATATCAATCGATTTGTCAGGTTGTTCTCTATCAGTAATATACCTGTCAGATAACCTTACACAAGCTTCAATAGCTTCATCAGTGTATGTAACCTTGTGATGGTCTTCATACTTATCCTTGATGTTATTAAGGATGACTAAGGTATCCTCAGTTGAAGGTGGGTTAATCATAACTCTTTGGAAACGTCTAGTTAACGCCTTGTCTTTTTCAATGTGTTCACGGAACTCATCAAGAGTTGTCGCTCCAATACACTGAATTTGACCACTAGCTAAAGCTGGTTTTAACATATTCGACGCGTCCATTGAACCTGAAGCGTTTCCAGCACCAACCATCGTGTGCATTTCATCAATAAACAATATAACATCATCAACTTTTTCAAGTTCTTCCATTATACCCTTTAACCTTTCCTCAAATTGACCTCGGTATTTAGTACCAGCAACTAATGAACCTAAATCCAACGATACAATTCTCATACCGAATAAAATTCTAGGACATTTTCTAGTTACAATTTTAAGTGCTAAACCTTCAACAATAGCTGTTTTCCCAACACCAGGTTCACCAATTAAGATAGGATTATTCTTCTTTCTTCTAGAAAGAATTTGAGACACCTTCTCAATCTCCTCATCTCTACCAATTATAGGGTCTATTGCCCCATTTTCAGCTAATTTAGTAACATCTTTACCGAAATTATCTAAAATTGGTGTTGTTGACTTCGCTGACTTACCCTTTGTTTTCTTTCCGAAATTGTCGTCATCTACTTCATCATATCCATCTGTCATACTCATATTTATTTGTTCTTTGGTTTCTATTAATGTTTGTTTGAATGTTTTATAAGTTATACCTTTATTTCCTAAAAATCTAGTCCCATCCAAAGACTCGTTTTTTAATATAGCTAGAAATATGTGTTCAACACCGATAAATCTATCATTTAACTTATCAGATTCAAGTTCAGCTGATGATATAACATTTTTTGATGACTCACTAAAAGGTAATATTTTAGATTTAATCGGGGGACTACCTGGTTTGGTTAAAATATAACCTTCTAACACAGCTTGTACATCCTCAACATCCGTACCCATTTCAGTTAAAACATCCACCACATCATTATTATCATTTAACATTGCTAATAATATGTGTTCGGGTCTTATCTTTACATCACCTAATCTATTAGACTCTTTAAACGCTTGTTTAAATATCGTCCTAACTTTTGGTATCATTCTTTTACTCATTGGTACAAATATACATAAAATATTATATCACATCAAGTTTTAAATTTATTTTTATTTATTTCTTTGTGATTAATCTTAATAATAAGTAACTCCTACAAATATATAAAGAATTAACTAAATAACAAACAATATTTAGTTTTATTTTAAAAAAATCTATATTTAAGTTAAATTAAAGAAATATGAAATATAAAGAATTAACAATCCTATTTAAGGATAACCCAAATAGTAATGATGAATTTGGGGGTACACATAAAGTTGTCTTTTCTAATGCTAGTATAACGATAATAGGTGATTACTGTGTGGTGGAGGAAGAAACTAGTGAAAAATTTGTTGTTGGTAATGTACACCCACTTAATACAATAATTAGTTACATTGGTAAACACTAATGTTAGTTGATAAAGTGTTTCAAGAGGACGGAACAATGGAGTGTTTATATAAATCGACAAATATTTTAATGTCGGAGTATAATGAAAAAACACAGAATTTAATCATCACATTTAATTATGGTGGTAAATACGCTTATCATAATGTATCATATAAAGATTATTTAAGGTTTGAATCTGATGAATCACAAGGTAAGGTTTTTAACAAATATATTAAAATTCACAAAACAGATAATTTAGGTAAAGTTGATACTAGCTTGATGGTTGAAAGAATAAACAATATGTTTAAGAAAGACATCAAAGAAGAAAAAGAAGATATTGATGATGAAAACGTGGAATAAGTGTAATACCATATGATTAATATGAAAAAGAAAAAATACGCGATAATTGTTGATGAAGGTTACTATTGTGTCATCGAGGTTAAAAAATTCCTATGGATTTTTAGGTATACTAAAGGTGTGTTTGAGTTTAAAACTCTTTGTGAGGCTAATAACTTTATAATTGAATTAAAAAAAATATGAATAGATTAGATAAAGATTACCAAAATTTACTTGGGGATATAATAGATTTTGGTGTTACTAAGGGAGATAGAACTGGTACTGGTACCATTTCATTATTCTCCCATCAAATAAGACATGATATGTCAACTGGGTTTCCTTTATTAACAACAAAAAAAATGTTTACCAAAGGAATTATAACTGAATTGTTATGGTTTTTAAAAGGTGATACTAATATTAAGTATCTTGTAGATAATAGTTGTAATATTTGGAATGGGGATGCTTATAAAGCATACCGTAAAATAGCTGGGGATTATGAAGAACCAGACTATGATGTACACATTGAGGCTGCTGACGAAAAATTAGTTAGATTAATGACAATGAGTGAATTTGTTGATAGGATAAAAACAGATGAAAATTTTCACAAAAGATGGGGGGATTTAGGACCAGTATATGGTAGGCAGTGGAGAAACTGTAGTGCTATATACGATGGGGGTGTTGACCAAATCAAAAACTTAATAGATGACCTTAAACACAACCCAGACTCAAGACGATTGATTGTCTCAGCTTGGAACGTTAGTGAGATTGATAAGATGGTTTTACCACCTTGTCATTGGGCATTTGAGTGTTATACTGAAGAATTAAGTGACGAGGAAAGGATTGCATTAATTCAACATACTGGTATGGATGCACTTAAACCCACTGCTCGTAAATTATGGATGGATGAAAACAATATTCCAAAAAGAAAGCTTAGTCTTAAATGGCATCAAAGAAGTGTTG